GTGAAGGGCCTCTACCTGATCGTGCAGCCGTCAGGCGTGAAGTCGTGGGCGGTGCGCTACAGGACCGGAGTGGCGCACCGGCGGATGGTGATCGGTGCCTATCCCGAGGTCGGGCTTGCCGCTGCCCGGAACAAGGCGCGGGCGATCCTTGCCGCGGCGGAGGAGGGCGACGATCCGGCCGAGGAAAAGCGCCGAGCGAAGGCGGCGAAGGTCGAGGCCGCGGAGCGGGACAGCGTGCGGGCGCTGGTCGAGCTGCACGACAAGCGGCACCTCTCGAAGCTCAGGAGCGGGAAAACGGTCCGTCGAGAGCTCGATCGGCACGTGGTCGCGAAGTGGGGCGACCGGGATGTGAAGTCGATCACGAAGCGCGACGTGATCGACCTGCTGGACGAGATCGTCGACAGCGGGCGTGAGATCACGGCGAACCGGGTCCGCGGCTACCTGGGGAAGTTCTTCAACTGGTGCATCGAGCGCGACGTGCTGGACTCCTCGCCCATGACCGGCGTGAAGCGTCCGGCGAAGGAGAGGAGCCGCGACCGGGTGCTGACGGATGATGAGGTCCGCTGGTTCTGGCGCGCGTGCGAGCGGGTAGGGTGGCCTTGGGAGGCGCCGGCGCAGCTCCTCCTCCTGACGGGCCAGCGTCTCGGGGAAGTCGTCGGGATGCGGGAGGCGGAACTCGACGGGGACCTGTGGACGATGGCAGGGGACCGGACGAAGAACGGCCGCGCGCACACCGTGCCGCTTTCCGAGCCCGCCCGCGCGATCCTGCGGGGTGTCCAGCGGGTGAAGGGCAGGGCGGGGCTGATCTTCACCACAACGGGCGAGACGCCGCTCTCAGGCTTCGACAAGTGGCGCCAGCACATCGCCGATGCGATGGAGGAGCTCGCGGCCGAGGAGCGGGGCGGGCCGGTGGCGATCCCGCGGTGGACGTTCCACGATCTGCGGCGGACTGCAGCCACGGGCATGGCCCGCCTTGGACAGCCCGTCCACGTGGTCGAGGCGGTACTCAATCACGCGTCCGGCGCGATCTCGGGCGTGGCCGGCGTCTACAACCGGCACAGCTACGATGCGGAGAAGCGGACCGCGCTCGAGGCGTGGGGCCGCTACGTCCTCGAACTCGTCGACGGGCGGCCGGGCAATGTGGTGCGGATCGCGGAGGTGCGAATCACCTGATTCGCGTCGAATGCGGATTGCGATACGTTCCAGCGCCCAAGACGTTGCGAAAATAGAAAACCCTACAGCGCAGGAGTGCCTAATTCCTTTCTAATTTGGAAAGAAATGAGCTGTTGCGCAGATAAGAATTCCAGCAATATTGGGAAGCCTAACGTTAACTCACGTGAGGCTAGAAATGGATTATCGCACACTGAGCAATCCTCCTGTTCCGGAGGAAGACGATCCGCACCGGCTCATGAATTCCGCGGAACTGCGGCACCTCTGCGGCGGAATCTCCGATATGTCGCTCTGGCGGTGGCTCGCTGACGAAGAGCTCGGCTTTCCCCGCCCGCTCACCGTCGGGAAGAGGCGTTATTGGCGCCGCGGCGACGTGATCGCGTGGATCTCCCATCGAGCGGCGAAGGCGCAGGCCGACAAAGCACGGGGGGACGCGGCATGAGCGCCCAGGATCCCCGCGTCGCCTTCCTCGACGCTCTCGAGCGCCTCACCGAATGCGCGCCGGCCGACGTGATTCTCGAGGCGCTGGGCGAGCGTCTCGCGGAGCAGATGTGCCCCCAGATCGCGGTGGCGATGCGCGGCGTGCTGGCCGACGTCGCGTGCTGGCACGAGGCCCAGCAGTGCTCTCTCGAGGCCGCGTGCTTCCGGTGGGAAACCGTCCATCGCCAGTACGTGGAGGGGCAGGCATGAGCTCGGCCACCCTCATCCCTGAATTGATCCCGGTCGGCCTCCTGGCGGCCGAGATGAAACTCAGCAACTTGGCCATGGGGCTCCGCTACCACCTCGAGCTCGTCGAAGCTGTCGATGGCGGATTGGTGCTCGTCCCGCGCGGCGAGGTGGAGGAGGCCGTGGAGACGATCCAGCAGGTGGCGAGGTACGCGGGAGCACTCGTCGCGTACTTCGCAAAGCCGGAGGAGGGGCCGCAATGAGCAAGCCGCGTGGACAGACGAACCGGTCGCCGGCAGGGCAGGAGGGCGAAGCATGACGATGCACCGCCCCCTCGCCTCTGCCGAGCTGCGGGACGAGACCGAGCCACTCCTCCGGTCGATCGTCTCGGCCGCACAGCGCCACGCGGAGGACATGGCGAGCCTGGCCAAGGCGGTGGCGGCCGGCACGTTGCATCCAAACGAGCTGGCGGCGCTGGCAGCGGCCCATGCGGCGACCGTGGAGCACCATGTGGAGCGCGCCGGGTTGCACATGGTCCTCGCCCGCGTGAGTGCCACGCTCGGGCAGGCCGGACGCTGATGGGAAGGGACCGGAAGAACGAGAGGCGCGGCGACCACTTCGCTGCGATGACTCGCACGATGATGGGCACGCCCGCATGGCGGGCGCTGTCAGCCGGTGCACAGGCTCTCTACCCATGGCTGAAGCTCGAATGGCGAGGGCCTCAAGCAAACAACAATGGCAGCATTGAGCTCAGCGTCCGGCAGGCCGGTGAGTCCATGGGGTGCGACAAGGGCACAGCCGGCCGCTACTTCCACGATCTGCAGGCCAAGGGGTTTGTGGTGGTCCGCGAGGAGGCCGCGCTCGGGATGAAGGGAGAGGCCACGTCACCCAAGCTCGAGCTGACAGAACTGCCGCTCCCTGGGCAAGGTGTCACGCCCCGACGGCTGTACGAAACGTGGTCACCCGGGCACGACTTCCCAGTCAAGAAAGCCGTCGTGCACAATCATCGCGGCGGGTTCCGAAAGCAAAAGCCTGTCTGCAAAATACATACGCTGCGTCCGCAAAATGCGGACGAAAGGAAATGAGGCGTCCGCATTTTGCAGACATGGCGTCCGCATTTTGCGGACGAAATGACCCCTGTAGAGCCACTCGACGTCCGCATTATGCGGACATCCTTAATATACCATCTACAGGGCGCGACGCGCGGTGCAGGGCACAGATGCAGCCCATAGCCTGCTCGCCTCTTCACTGACACCCGCAGACGAGTTGACACGCAATTCGACCGAGAGATTGAAAACCCGGCTCTCGGTCAAAGAGAATTCGCTCAGGGTAAGCGAGGCTGCCATGCGCCGCTCAATGAGTTAGCTCGCGTTATGAATTGAGGCGATTAACGGCGCATTGCTCGCGGCGTATTATCCCGGCCATGCCGCTTCGCGCTCTCAGGTCCCAATCTGGCGATTTCGCCTCAGCGCTCAGACCGGCGCCTGCCCTCTCCATTCGCATTCCCGAAAAATTCCCGGGGGAGCCATGACGGCGCGGGCTTCGAAGGATGCGCGGGCGGCGCTGCGGTTCCTCTCGAGGCTCACGATTCCGGAGGGCCGTCTGGCCGGGAAGCCGTTCCGGGTCGCGCGGTTTCAACGCCAGTTCGTGACAGGAGCCTTCTCGCGGGGAACGTCGGTCGCGGTGCTCTCGATCGGCCGCGGCAACGCGAAGACGGCGCTCTCGGCCGGGCTCTCCCTCGGGCATCTCATGGGGGAAATCCTGCCCCAGCCGAAACGCGAGATTCTCTTCGCGGCCCGAAACCGGGACCAGGCGAAGACCGCGTTTCAGTTCCTCGTCGGCTTCATCGAACACTTGCCCGCGGAGGAGCGTGCGCGCTTCTGGATCCGCCGTGGACAGCGCCTCGAAGTCGAAACCGACCTGAATGGCGGCGGGCTGGCGCGCGTGATCCCGGCGGACGGAAAGTCGATCCTCGGTGGCGCTCCGACGCTCGCGCTTTTGGACGAGCGGGCCGCGTGGGAACCCGAGAAGGGCCAGCAGCTCGAGAACGCGGTCCTCTCCGGTCTCGGGAAGCGTGACGGCCGCGCGCTCCTCATCTCGACGTCGGCACCGGATGACTCCAATGCATTCTCACGCTGGATCGACGAACCCCCGCCGGGCACCTACGTGCAGGAACACAGGCCGGCCCCGGGGCTACCGCCCGACGATCTCGAAAGCCTCCTGATCGCGAACCCCGGCGCCCGGGAGGGGATCGGCTCCACACCCGAATGGCTGGTCGCCCAGGCGCGGCGGGCCATGGCGCGGGGCGGCTCGGCTCTCAGCTCCTTCCGGAACCTCAACCGGAACGAGCGCGTCGCGGCGGACGATCGGTCGGTGCTCGTCACCATGGACGAATGGCTTGCCGCAGAGGTGGCGCCGGGCGCACTCCCGCCGCGTGAAGGGCCCATGGTGCTGGGCGTCGACCTGGGCGGCTCCCGGTCCATGTCCGCGGCAGCCGCCTACTGGCCACAGACGGCGCGGCTCGAGTGTGTCGCGGCTTTCCCGACGACGCCCGGCCTTGCCGATCGCGGCGCGGCCGATGCCGTGGGCGACCGCTACGAGCGGATGGCTGAGCGCGGCGAGCTCCGCGTGATGGGCGACACGACGGTGCCCGTGGCCCGGTTCCTCGCGGACGTGGTTGCGCTGCTCGACGGCGAAGCCCCGGCCGCGATCGTGGGGGACCGCTTCCGGCACGCGGAGTTCCTCGAGGCTCTGCGGAGCTCGGGATTGGACCGCGCACCGGCCGTCTGGCGCGGCATGGGGTGGCGCGACGGCTCCGAAGACGTGGAGCGCTTCCGCCGCGCGCTGTTCGAAGGCCGGGTGAAGACGCACCCGTCGCTCCTCCTGCGGTCTGCGTTCGCGGATGCGATCACGCTCGTGGACCCAGCGGGGAACCACAAGCTCGCAAAGTCGCGGAGCATGGGCCGGATCGACGCTGCCGCGGCCACGGTTCTGGCGGTCGCCCAGGGCGTCCGGATGCTGGCGGCCCCCGAACGGAAGGCGGCGCTCGCATGGGGCTGAGGTCGAAACCCGGGCGGTGGGCGCTCCTTGATCGCCGGTGGCCGGGCGTCCGGCTGCAGGCGCTGCGCCGCGACGGCTTCCGGTGTCAGCACTGCAACGACTGGAAGCACCTCGAGGTGCACCACGTGCGCCCGGTGGCGCAAGCGCCCGAGCTGGCGTTCGACGTCGGGAACCTCCTGACGCTCTGCCGGACGTGCCACACGGACGAAACCAATCGCGAGCTTGGACACAAGCCCGATCCCGCGCGCCGGGCATGGCGCGGAGCCGTGGCCGAGCTGGCCACAGAAACCAATCGAGCAAAGGAGACACCATGCTTGATTCTGTGAGGATCCAGCGTCGCCAGTCGGAAATCCGGCAGGCGCTGGCCGAGCTGGTCGGGAAGGACACGCCGACCGACGACGAAACCCGCCGCATGACGGACCTCGATGCCGAATACCGCACGAACGAGACGCGGTATCGCGCGGCGCTCATCGCTGAGGACTCCGAACGGCGTGAGGCCGGACAGGAGTTGGAAACGCGCGAGGGCCGCCAGTGGTCCGACATGGTGCGCTCTTTCGAGATGCGGCAGATTGCGACCGCACTCGACACCGGGAAGCCCCTGTCGGGCCGGACGGCTGAGATCGTGGAGGAGCTGCGCAGCCGCGGCCACTACAAGGGCCTGCCCGTGCCGCTCGAGGCGCTTGAGGTTCGCGCCGGTGAGACCATCGCCTCCGGCACTCCGAACCCGATCACGACCCGGCCGATTATCGACCGCCTGTTCCCGGACAGCGTGGCGGCGCGCATGGGTGCGCAGATGATCGCGATCGACTCCGGTGCGACCGAATGGCCGGTCACGACGAGCGCGATCGTGGCCGCGTGGCAGACGACGGAGCTGGGCGCGGTGGGGGGGCCGACGACGTTTGCGACGACCGACAAGGCGCTCGCCCCGAACAACACGCTTGGCGTGCAGATGCGGATCAGCCGGAAGGCGCTCCTACAATCCGGGGCCGCACTCGAGGAAGCGGTGCGGCGCGACATGAATGGCGCGATCGCACAGGCGCTCGACGCCGCGATCTTCCGGGGTGCAGGCTCCGGTGGTGAGCCGCTTGGCGTCTTGACCACGCCCGCGACCTACGGCATCACAGCCACGGCCGTGGGAGCGGTTGCCACGTGGTCGGTGTTCCGGGCAGCCGTTGCGCGCTTCATGGCAGCCAACGCCGCCGGCTCGCCAGATGCGGTCAGGCTCCTCCTCCGCCCGGAGGTGTGGAGCTACATGGACGGGGTACTCCTGACGAACACGGCCGTCAGCGAGTGGGACCGCATGATCGCGAACATCCCGGCCGCGAACATTGCGCTCAGCACGAATGCGCTGGCCGCTCCGACGGGCTCGCCGCTGGCCTGTAGCGCACTACTCACCACGAACGCGGGTGGCGTCGCCCCGATCTTCTGCGGCGTCTGGGGTGCCGTCGACCTGATCCGCGATCCGTACTCGGACGCTGCGAGCGGCGGGCTTCGCCTGACTGCGCTCACGACCGCAGACGTCACCGTCGCCCGAGGCGCCCAGCTCGAGATCCTCACCGGCGTGCGGATCGCGTGATGCTCTGGGGCGCAGCATCGGGCGCGCTCGAGCTGCGCGCACAGGACGGGGGCGTCCGGGTGTCCGGGCGCTTCCCATACGGCCGCGAGACGGAGCTCTCTCGCGGCCGCTCCGAAGTGGTGGCGCCCGAAGCCTTCGAGTGGGACGCCGAGGCGCTGTTCCTTTTCCAGCACGACGTCGGGCGACCGCTCGCCAGTGTCCGGGCGGGGAGCCTCGATCTTCGCCAGACTCCCGGGGCGCTCGAGATGGAGGCGCGGATCGATGGCGTCACCTCCTGGGCGGCCGATTTCCTCGCGGCGCATCGTGCGGGGCTCATCACGGGTTTGTCCCCCGGCTTCGTCGTCCGCTCGGGTGGTGAACGGGTGGAAAGGCGTATGGACGGCGTCCTGCGCACCATCACCGCCGCGCAGCTCCTCGAGGTTTCTGCAGTCACGCGCCCGGCCTACAGCGAAGCTCAGATCGCGGCTCGGGCGTGGCAACCCGGAGGCGGGGTGGCCTCCGGGTTGCACCATCTCAAGCGCTGGAGGCCGTAATGCGACTTCTCGACCTCTTCCGCCGAAAGGCTGTCGAGACCCGATCGGACGACATGGGCTACACCGCCACGATCATCGCGGCCCGGGCGTCTTACCTCGCCGGCACCTCCGGCCTTGCCGAAGCGACGGCCGTGGCGCAGAGCTGCGTCGCCTTGTGGGAAGCGGCCTTCGCCAGCGCGGACGTCGACGGCACTGATCTCCTCGACCGGCGCACGATGGCGCTCCTGGCACGCTCCCTTGCGTTTCGGGGCGAGGCGGTAATGGTCATCCGACCCGACCGGCTCGTCTTCGCCTCAGATTGGGACACCGCCACCCGCGACGGGCGTCCGGTGGCCTACCGTGTCAGCATCCCGGAAGTCGGCGGCGGCCGCACAGAAACCCTCCTGGCAGCCGAGGTGCTGCATGTCGTGATCGGCTCCGACCCGGTGGCGCCGTGGTCCGGCACGCCTCCGCTCCGCCGGGCCGCTCTCTCGGCCCAGCTCCTCGACAGCCTCGAGTCCGCACTCCGCGACACGTTCCGGGACTCGCCGATCGGTTCGCAGACTCTGCCGCTCCCGGCTCTGAGCCTCGAGCAGTTCTCGGCCTACGAAAACTCCTTCACCGGGCGGCGTGGGGCGACGCTCCTGTTCATGACCGATGCCTCCGGCGAGATGATCAAGGCTCCGACCGGCGGCCAGCTCACGCCGAATCTCGCGGACGCGGAGACGGTGGAGCACCTCGCGACCGCCCGGGACGCGATCTCCCAGGCGTTCGGCGTTCTCCCCGCCATGCACAACCCCCAGAGCGCCGGTCCTGTCATCCGGGAGGCGCAGAGGCACCTCGCAACGTGGACGCTGCAGCCACTGGCGGAGCTCGTCGCGGAGGAGGCATCCCGGAAGCTCGGCGCCACCATCACGATCGACGTGCACCGCGCCCTGCAGAGCTTCGACGCGGGCGGAAGCGCGCGGGCGGTGGCGCAGATCATCGGCGCTCTTGCCCAGGCGAAGGAAGCGGGACTCACCGACGCCCAGGTCGCGGCCGCGTTCGGCGCGATGGACTGGCAGGAGGCGAAGGGCTGACATGCTGAAGATGTCGCCCGCCTTCGCCAAGGCGCTCCGCCGGGCGGCGCGGCGCGAACAGGAGCGGTTCAAGGGGCGTCTCGGGCAGGCCCGCTTCGCCGCGATCCGGGCCGAGCTGGTGGCCGTCATCCGCCTCGCCTTCGCCGCGGGCGCCACTGGCAGCCTCTTCGGCCTCGAGGGGCCGCTCCGGGCCGCGATCCGCTCGGATCTCTGCCTGCAGGGTTGGCGGTGGCGGGACTCCAACGACATGGCAAAGCTCCTCCTCGCGGAAGCGTTCTTCGTCGTCGGGGCCGAGCGTCCGGATTGGGCGGAGGGACAGCGGGAATGGACGATCAGCTCAGGCGATCTCATCGAGCGGACGCGGTGCGCGAATTGCCATGGACCCCTTCCCGAAGAGCGCCCGAAGTTCTGCAGCGACGTGTGCAAGAACGCCCACGGTCTACGGGTGATGCGTCTCAGGGAGGCGCAGGAGGACGTGGCGCTGGACCTCGCGGTGAAGAGCCCGCTCTAGACTTCACCTGGCGGTGCGAGCACTGCGGCGAACCCATGCCGGAGGAGCGCCGCACCGACGCGACCTACTGTTCCGCCCGATGCCGGCAGACCGCGTACAATGCGCTGATCGCGGCGGCGCTGCTCGAGGAGAAGCGCAACAGGGCCCCATGCGCTCACTGCGGCGGCCCGGTGGCGCCCGAAAAGCCCGCCAACGCCCGGTTCTGCGGCGACAGGTGCCAGAGGCAGGCCGCAGGGGCGCGGGAGCGGGCGGAGCGGCCGGTACAGTCCTGCCCGACGTGTGGGACCGACTTCCGGCCTACGCGCACCGCCCAGGAGTTCTGTAGCCGGGCGTGCTCGAATGAGTCACGTCGCCTCGAGGCGTCCCGCTCCTGCGACCACTGCGGACTCGTCATCGTGCGACCGCTGCGGGGACAACGCTGGTGCAGCGCCGGGTGCCGCGAGGCCGCATGGCGACGCCGGTCGTGGTGGGTGAGGGTGCGGCGGTGACGGTCGTCGGATATTAGCTCGTGCGCCTCTTGAGCCTGGAACTCTCTCGCCACTCCGTAAGGAACTCGGAAACGCCTAGAACATCTCTCATGATCGGAATGCTCGTCTCAAGCTTTTCCGCGCGTGTTCTGATTGAAAGGTGATCATAAGAAACCGCCCAGTTCCCGACCTTCTTGCCGGAGCTTCTCCAGTCGCGAAGGCTTACAAACATGTAGAGGTCGGGACCATGCGAGGCTGACCTGATCACGCCCAGATAGATCCCATGTGCAACCGCATTTCGGCACTCTAGTAGAGCTTCAAGACCGTCAGCCTTAAGGACGCTTCTCAGGGCTTTTTCCTCCGCTTCTCCGTCAGCGTGCGCTAGATCCGCTGCAACGTCCGACTTTCGCTTGAAACTGACGCCCTTCATAAGTCGGGAGTACCGGTCGAAATTGAGATGGAGTAGCTTCATTAGGTAGAGATCAAGTGAGAACTCCAGTTCCGCACACCCTCGGATTAGTCGCCCGATATCAGTCAGAACCTCTGGCGGAATTGGCTCGTTCTCAGGCTTCATGATCTCTTCACTTTGCAAAAGTCGTTCGCAATCGATGTCGCGTAGAGCGAGGCCGGCCAATCGAGGACCCGGCCGGCCTCTAGGCGGCCCGAGCGAGGGAAGCGCTCGACCCGCCTGCAGTAGAGTACTCCCGGGGCGCCGACGTGCATAGGACAGACGGCGTAGGTGCGAGGCCGGCCTTAGGGGGGTCCCAGACCGGCCTCTAAGCGAAAAGAGCGTGTGTAGCTGCTCAGGCCGCCTGCAAGGAAGAGTAGCCGGGCGGGGCTGAGGTGCATAGGGTCGCGGCAACGCCCTCACAATGCGGCGTAGACCTGCAGCCCGTAGCCGACGACGACGAAAAGCAGCGCGACCCAGCTCATCGTGTCGTAGAACGCCGCCTTCGCAGCCACCTTCGGATCGTCGCCGAGCTTGAGCACGAACGTGCCGGTTCGGCTCACTGTGTCGGGTAGCCCGTACTTGAACAGCAAGAGGACGCCGGCGAGGTCGAGCGTCAGTCCGATGATCGTGAGAGTCGAAGCGGTCAT